AGCATCTCGTGCGCGGGCACGGACAGCGTGTGGGGCTCGCCGTTGACGGTCACGATCACGGTCATGTCCATGGGTCTCTCCCTCGCTAGTCGGCGGGCGATCCGCTGGCCTGGCGCAGCGCGCGCCGGATGTAAGCGGACACATGGTCTGCAAAAATCGCCCACTTGGTTTGCAAGCACGTAAATCGGCCGATTCCGGCTGGTTTTAGGCCTTCTTAACAGCCATTCACGCCGCCCTCAAGCGGCGTCGGCCCATGCGGCTAGGTCACCAAGCGACGGCTACCGAGGCTTGGGTGTCAGGCAACCGCATCCAGAGAGGAGTGATCAAAACTTCCTTCCCAGCCCGGCGTTCGTTCGCGGAATACCGGATCGTGAACGGCCGGATGTTTGCCCAGTCTTGATACATCACCCGGATCTCCGGGCAATCGTCGTAGGTCAACACCCACGCCTCGTTCTGCATCTCCATCAGGCACTGAGCAAGGCGTGCGTGATAGCCGGTGTCGAGGCCGTTGAGATACAGCTCCGGACCTTTGTGATAGTACGGTGGGTCAATAAAGAAAAAAATCTCGGATGGGTCCAAGGTCTGGATGAAGTTCAGGCCGTCCTCGCTGTAAACAGCGATGCGCTCGCCGAATTCGGCGAGCCGACGACAACGGTCCGCCAACTCCTCCTTGTTGTATCGGGCACCGATTTTCCACGTACCGGTCTGGTCATGGCCTCCGATCGGCCCGCCCGTCGAAATGATTCCCGAGTGGTTGCACCTATTGAGATAGAAGGCAGAAAACCCGCGCAGCAGGCTGCTGACCGCCTTTGACTCGTAGACGGCCTTCTGGCGTCGCCACTCCGCCATGCTCGCCCGCTTCCGTCGAAGGATTTCGAGAAATGGCTCGGAATTATTGACGACGCTGCGCCAAAAATCATAGATCGCCGGATCTGCGTCGTTGATGTGAACTTTCGGGGTTTCCTCAAGGAAAAGTAGTTTGAGAGAAGCCCCGGCCCCGCCGGCAAAGGGCTCCGCAATTGGAAGCGCGCCGAGCCCGTTCAGTTTCCGAATGCTCCCCAGCAGACCCGCCATTGATGATTTGCCGCCCGGATATCGTAGGGGACTAGGGTTCAAGCGGACGACTCCTCGTGATCCTGTTCGAGCAGGAGCCGAAATAAAGGTTCCGTCCGATTCCAGAACTGCTCGATATCCCGAGCGCTCGGCAAATCGGTCTGGTGAACAAACCCGTGAAGCTCGCTGATCGTGAATGGCGCGGAGGGATCGTACTTTATCGCCTTCTCCACTCGGGTCGCCTGCGCGTCGGGCAGTCTCTCCTTGGCGATTCGCGTGATCGTGGACGTCAGCTGCCGCAAGGTCGGCGCTCCAAACGGAAGCTTTTTCCCGCCCTGCCTTTGCTCCAGCTGCGCAACGAGTGTCGGCAGCTCACCGGTTCGGCCGGGGTAGTCGAGCATAGAGAGTTCGAGGAATACGCGGAGGAGCACCGCCCCCGAGTTCGGAAACCTGTCTCGCTTCAACCTGGCAAGCTCGTTGCGGATGTCCAGCAGGCGATCGCTTCCGTAGCGCACCTTGAATGTGCGTGGTATCACCATCTTGTTGGCACGCCTGCCGCGCGGTGCCTCCGGGGTTGTGGGCCTGCCGGGCGAGGCCACGGTTCTGCCCTCGATGATGTCCGCCGGCACGAACGAACCACGTTTGTCGGCCGGCAACTCCCCGAACTTCCAACCCTTGAAGTATTTGTTGATGTCTTCGTTCTTGTTCAGCGTCCGTGAAGACTCGCGTCCGAGTGCAATGTCGGTGACCAGCTTCTTGAACGCCCGGATGAACTCCGCCTTCGTCGTCGTTCCCCGTATCCCGTGCTCGGCATCAGGTTGAAGGCGAAGGAATTCGCGCCCAACTGTAGAGTCAACAACCCGCTTGAGCGTGGAGAACAGCGGCACGCTCGGGTTGTCCAGCTTCGCTTTGACCTCCTCGGGGAGGTCGAGCGAGCGGACGATGTCCGCGATGGCGCGGGTTTGGCGGGCGCCTTGGATGTCGGAGCTGCTGAAGCCGAGTTCGTCGAGGAGTCTCTCGTTCGTATACCCCTCAGCCAGTTTGTCCAGGATGAAGCTCGCCCGGTTCTCAGCGCGCCACGCCTCGACCGCTGTGCCAATGTGTCGCCCGGCGAGCAACCGGTCAGTCGCGCGCCGTGTGGGTGCAATCGTGACCGGAACCCGGAGCAATTCGGCGGGGTCCTCGATCTGGCGCGCGAGCCGCTCCACTTGGCGGCTGAACGGGTTCTCGAGCAGGCCGGGCTCGCGCAAGGCCTTTAAGGCCGCAAGCCGCCTATTCCCTTCGATCACGACGTACTGATCGCCTTCCTTCACCGCAAGCAGCGGCTCGTTTGCGAAGTATCCGAGCCTTGCGATCTTGGTTGCAACGTCGATCGCGTTGTCGTGCTCGAACAGATACTGGATGATCTCGCGCGGCGCACGATTTGATGTCTCACGGCCCAACCTCGGATTCTTTGTGTCGAGGTGAAGACTGGCGATAGCTTTCGGCGACGTTGCCCAGTGTCCCACGATACCCCCTTGAACGTACCGGCCGGCGGGCCAGCTCCCCAGGGAATCACTGTACCCCATCGCAGCTCGGCAAGCTTTTTGGTACCGCTGGGCGCCCTATTCTTTTACGGCAGTCGGACTCCCCGATAAAACGGAAGCCCTGCACCGCCCTAAAGTGCCCGCCATACCCGCCGCCGTGGCTTTGAATGCCCTTGCGCTTATGGCTCCTGGTGATCGACGCCTTCGATCGCTCGCGGTTGCTGCCGCACAGCGATCCGCTGACCTGCGTCCAGCTCGCGCTCCGACGCAGCGCGGCCGCGAGGCCGGGGTGCGAGGTGTGGAACAGTGACGTGAGCTTCAGCCCGTAGCGGTTCTTCCCTTCGAGCCAACGCTGGCATACGGCGTCCAGGAAGCGCAGGCCGACGCCGGCGCCCTGCCACTCGGGCATCACCACCAGGCGGCAGGCGCGCGCTTCCACGAGGCCCTGGCGCGTGCTGACGGCGACGTGCGCGACCAGCTCACCGTCGACGGTTGCGATGTAGTTGGTGGCGGCGATCATCCTGGGCAGCTTCAGATAGTGATGCGGCTCAAAGAGCGGCCAGTAACGCCAGTCCGTCTCCCAAAGCTCGAGGTCGAAGCGCGGGCGTCGCCAAAGCCCCCTCCCGGCGTACTTGCCGGTGGCGGTGTCGAAGATCCAGTCGGGCTCGAGCCAGTCGAGGATGTCGTAGTGGCAGCTGAGCAGGACACATTGTCCGGTGCCGCGCCGCCACGCCTTCTGGAATGCGAGGGCGCCGACCTTTGCGATCTGCCGGTCGACCACGCTGGTGAACTCATCGACGACGGCGCGCTCGGGCGATTCGCTGACCAATCGAGCGAGATCCGCACGGAACCGTTCACCATTGGAGAGCACCCGATACGGCCGCAGCCAGGCGGGCACGGTGCCCAGGCCCACCGAGGCGAGCGCGGCCGTGACCTGGTCGAAGCTGCCGGCCGGCGCGATCGCGTCGATGATCGGCCGGCGATCCGGCCAACTCGGCCGGTAGAGCGCCGCTTCGCCCCAGATCCGCGCGCCCAGGCTCGACTTGCCCGAGCCGCTCGGCCCGACGATCACGCCGATCTTCCAGTTCGCGTCGTCGATCGGCAGCTCGGCATCGAGCGCGAAGTTCGCGCCGCTCTCGACATTGAACAGCGACTTCACGCGCGCCGCGCGGTAGCTCTTGAAATCCGTGCAGCGGTGACGCACCGAGAGTTTCATACGGTGACCACCTTGCACGCGTAGCCGCGGCGCGCGAGCACGTTGTAGACGATCTGCTGGTGGCGCTCGTTCTTGCACGCCACGATGACGCCGAACTGCTGCCGGTACTTGAAACCGTTCGCGCCGAACCTCGGCCGGTCACTTCTCTTTGTCTTCCCCATGCGCCTGCTCCTGCAACGGCGCTCGAGGCGGCTCGGGTGCGGGGCTCGATGTAGCGCTGGCCCTCAGGTGATTCAAGGTCCCGCAGCGCGGGCACTTGATCTCCAACACCGCGTATTCTGCTCGCGCCAACTTCCGCGAGCAACTCCCGCACCTGACGTCTTCCAGCAAGCGAACCCCCGATGCAGCGTGTAGGCTCCACCCGCTGCGATCGCGGCAGGGGGCCTCGTCCTGCTCGGAGGTCTTTTCTCCGGGAAAGGGGCCGGCGCGGTGCTTCAACACCGAGCCGGTCGCCCCCTCTTTTTATTGGGAGGATGAAATGCTTCAACTGATCGGTTATCTCCTGTGCTTTTACCTGGTGTTCAAGGACTTCGAGATCTACCAGATTGCACTCGCCAGCCCGCGCGAGCATCGCGGTGCGGCCATGACCATCGGCGCGCTCGCTGTTGTCGGGTCGATCATCCTCGCGGCGCTCTTCGCCTTCGCATTCGCAATGCAGGGCGCGTCCACGCCCGGCTACCCGATGCGCTGAAAGAAGCGGCACAGATCACGGCGCGATCTTCGCCGCCGCGTAGTCCTTCACCGCCTGCGGTGCGTCGGGGTCTTTCGTCGCGTCGTCGAGCATCTTCTCGTTCAGCGCCGCGAGCGCCGCCGACCGCCTCTCCTCTAAGCCGCTCGTTTTGAGTTGCTCCGCTGTGGGCGCGGGTGGCAGTGGGGGTGCGGCGGCCGTCCATCGGTCCAGGTAGACTTGGTGGGGCGTCAAGTCCGTGAGTGATTCCGGCGCGCGGCGCGTGCGTGCTTTCGTGTAGATCGGCTTGAGCGCCGCGACGGCATACGAAGCCGCACGCAGCGTGGCGCCGGCGGTGTCTTTCTCCTCGCCCGTCTCGGCGGCCGCCACCGATTGCTCGGCGGCGCGCCTGGCGTTCACAGCCAGGTCGTGCGCTTCACCCTCGGCGATCTGATCGCGCACGTCGACCTCGACGGTTGCGCCGGCGTCGTACTCGATGTGCCCGACGCCCTTGACGGTGTCGAACTGAATTGCGTGAATCGAGGGATCGAGCCCGGTGAGGTCCACGGCGCGGAACACGCCGTCCACGCCTACGACGCCGTCGGCCTGAATGATGGTGATGTGCATATCAACTCCCCTTGTGCTCGATCGTCTGTGTTTTCGCCGGGTCAAATACCAGGTGCTCATGGGACGGCACTCGCGCCGCCGATGCGGCGGCATTCGCCACCTCCACGAGCGCCGCGGCGACGCTGCGCGCGTTATTCACACTCTCATTTCTGAAGCTCTCCACCGCCGCGCCAGTCTGGCGCTGCTGCTGGCTGTTTTCGATCAGGAGCACCGGCAGCCACTCCACCGCGCAGCCCCACTTGTCCAGCGGCGCGCCCGTCTGCGGGTTGTTTCCCAGCACCTGGATGTACCAGCGGCAGCCGTGTTCGATGCACGCGCCTTTGAGCAAAGGACAGGTTTTGTCGGCCATGTCAATCCTTCGCCGCAATGATCACGTCGGTGTACTTGAGGCCCATGTTCAACGTGTGAGCGTGGGCGGCACCGCCGCCAGTGCTACCTGTCTGCAATACTGTGGTTGCCAGCGTGGTCGGCCCCGTCTGGGGTATTGCCCAATCACTCGCACCTGCGCCGCCATCATGAATGTCATGACCAGAGCTGTCTCGTTCCATGTGAGTATGCGCCGGCATCTCGCTTGTGGTCAGGGTAAACGCCCCGGTCGAGAGCCCACTTACGAAGACGGACGTAAAGGCGGTCGCGCCGCCGGTGCCGGCGGTGCCGGTGACGATACGCAGCGCCGCATCGTTGTAGGTCGCGCTCGTTTCCTTCGTCCAGCCGGTGGGGGCGCTGGTTTGCTGGAAGAGCATCCGCGTGCCGGCGGCGAATTGGCTCTCGCCGGAGAGATCGGTGTGCCCTTTCACGATGTCCGCGCCGTTGCCGTACACCAGCAGGCGTTTGCCCTGCGTGACGGCGACGCCGGTTTGCGCAGCCACCTTGCATGTGAGGGTGAACGCGACGCTGGTGTTGTTGTGGATGATCCAGTCGCGCTTGACGTTCGGGAACTCGATCGTGGTGTTGTTCGGCAGCGCGCCGGTGAACTCGATGATCGGCGCGCGCGCCTCGGCGGCGGTGAGGACGATCGTCCCGCCGGCGGCGACGGACTTGCTGAGCATGCCGAAGATCGCCCTCCCCGTGGCGCGGCGGTCGGTGACGCCCGTGATCGCGCCTGCGGCGGTCACCACTTCCGCCATCGGGATCTTGTCGGCCGAGAAGCCGGCCGCGTTGTCGCTGACCACGCCCGCGGCCGTGCGTTCGACGTAGTTGGTCACGCCGTTCGCGAGCGTGGTCGTGCCGTTCGCGATCGTGGTGGTGACGCCGTCGACCTCGATCACGCCGCCGTAGTAGGCATAATCGAGGCCGGCGTGCGCGTTGCGCCGCTCGCCGAACTGGTAGCCGGGCTGCGCGACATCCACTTTGTCGGTGTCGAGCGTGAGCTGCGCGCGCAGCGCCGCGTCCTTCGTGGGGTAGTCGGTGCCGGGGTTCGCCTGCGCGAATACGCTGTAGTCGGACATCTCTATGCCTCCGCCAGCACGAGCTGGCTTCTGTAGTTGAGCGGCAGGTTCCCTTCGACGTCGGGCGCCTGGCCGACCACCTTGACCAGCGCCGCGAAGTCGCGCCGCTTGGTGCCGATGTCCTCGGGAAACATCGAAAGGAACAGGGTCTTGTTCTTCGCGTGCTGGCGCAGCAGCTCCATCAAGGCGGCGCGCTCGGCCTCGTTCATCGAGTCAAGATTGAAGTTGAAGAGACGGAACGGCTCGCGCTCATCGGTGCGCAGCGTGCCGCCGTCGGTGCGCTCCTGGGTGGACTCGTCCTCCCAGCGCATGCGGAAAGGCCGCGAGAAGTTCACCGCGGGCGAGAAGTGCCCGCCCAGCACCAGGCGCGAGACCTGCATGTAACCGTCCGGGTTCGCGGGGTCCGTGAGCTGCAGCTCGAAGGACAGCGGCAGCACGGCGGCGAACCAGATCACGTGGCTCGCGACCGGCCAGTTCTCGAACAACTGCGCGCCATAGATGTCAACGCCGTAGACCAGTTCGCCGTAGGGAATGATCGAGCCTAATGAGATGGCGCCCGAGTCATACAACAGCGTTCCGGCCTGGCCGGCGCCGGCATACAGCTTCAGACGCAGCGTCGCCGCGCCGGAGAGGTTGTGCCGCCACAGCGCGAATGCATTGATGCTGTTGAACGCCGGCCAGTCGCCGCGGATGTATTGCGGCGCCGGCAGCCCGACCGAGCGCGCCACGCGCGCCCGCGCGTCGTCCTGGAG